TTCTGGGGATTGCCCAATTAAAGATTTTTGTTAATAAGGGGGTTATGCCCTGGTACCACAAAATTAAGGCCTACTATGTGACCCACTATTTTCTCCCTATGACTAAGAGCAGATTACGCAGGGAGATAGAAAAGCTAGAGGCTGAATCATACGGGATTCTAGATTCGGAAAGGGTTCAGACCGATAAGCTTATGAAATCAGAGGCTAATATGGCTAAGATGCAACGACTAAGAAACCGATTAAAAGGATAAGGTTATGAAAATAGTTAAAGTATTTTACAAACTTGGGACGACCGGAGTTAAGGTTAATAAGCACAACATCCACCAGATAGTTGGATGTGTAGAGTTAAATGGTGAGGTGCTTAAGGCCTTCAATCTTAAAGTCCGGCCACACGATCGGGCGCAGATAGAACCCAAAGCCCTTGAGGTGGGCGACGTGACCGAGGAGCAAATTAAGGCCTACCCGCCAAGGGATCAGATTTTTAATGAATTTCTTAGTATCCTCAACCCCTACATAGACCCCTTCGATAAGAAGAGTAAGGCCTATTTGGTAGGCTACAATAACGCGGCTTTTGATAACGAGTTTCTAAGGGCCTTTTTCGATCAAATGGGCAACCCTTACTTTGGTGCATGGTTCTACGCCTCGGCGTTAGATGTCCGAGTCCTGGCAGCCCAGTACCTCCTCAACAGGCGCCCGAATATGTTGGACTTCAAGCTTAGAACAGTAGCGACGGAGTTAGGCCTGGAGGTGGACGAGTCCAAGCTACACGATGCCTATAATATCGAATTGACCAGGGCAGTATATCGAGTTGTAACTGGAATAGATTTTGAACTTTAAATAAATATATTATGGCACATGTACCCAAGTACTTTGAATTACATGAATTAGTATCCCGACAAGTCCTGGTTAAGTACGGAGCAACGGCTTGGCAATTTTTTGATCCCCGTCTTTTAATAGTCCTTGACTGGCTCCGGGAAAAGCTGGGGAAGCGCATCACCGTTAATAATTGGAAATGGGGCGGCCAATTCTCCCAGCGGGGCCTGAGGTGCAATATGGACCCTATTGTACTCTCCAAAACAGAAAAAGGAGTCATCTATTGCTCCCCCCACCCAAACGGGCAAGCGGCCGACTTTGACGTAGAAGGCATGACCGCATTTGAGGTCAGATGGTGGCTTATTGAACACCAATACGAGTTACCTTATGCGATTCGTCTGGAGGAAGGTGTTAATTGGGTCCATCTCGATGTAAGGGATACCAGTAAACCTATTTATATTTTCACACCTTAAAGTTCAAGTTATGAAAAAAAAAGCAGCAGACTATCAAAATGAAAGTAGTGAGATTCCGGGTCAAGAAATTTTTGAGGGCATGGAAGAGCCTGAGTTGTATTGTGGGTTTTGTGGCGAATTAAAGCCAAAAACGGAACTATGGCTGTCCTGGCGAAATGCAAGTTTTTTTCAAAGCTACCCGAGAGCTGTATGTAAAGATGAAAAAAATTGCCATTTTATACCCCCCAACTTAAATCTATTTAAACCCTAATATTAAAGCCGTGAAAGACTTAGTAAAATTACTTCGGGAGTTTAATAGTTTGAACGAGGCGAGCAGCCATGTAGTTTTAAAGAAAAACAGCAAGGCAAAGCTTATAAAGGATGGTGAAAAGATGGGCATTGAGTTCAAAGATAAAAAAGAACTGGAGGATTATTTGAAAAGTGCTATTGAGTGTCTAGCTTAAAAAACCCTTTTTTTAACCAAGCAATATACAGATTGAACCCAATTTAGAACCAATCTAATAAACAAGAACCGAAAAACCCCTCATAGAAATGAGGGGTTTTCTTTTCAAGCTAGCTCCAGCCGAGCTAGCTAACTTTTTAGCTAGGAAGTAGGGTATACAAAAATAAACAAAGGTTGTTTACCTGTAAGCTGTTGCGAGCCAATACGTTGCGCGCAAATAAACAAGATAAACAAAGAAAACGCAAAACTTCTCATTTGGTGAAATCGAGAAATAGGTAAACAGGAATAAACAAAAATAAACAAAGATTGTTTACCTGTGGACTTCTATGCGCCAGCTAGTTAGGAGCGAATAAACAAGATAAACAATAATATACTAAAACCTTTATATATTAAATATAGATAGATATAGGGGGTATATACATATCTATATATGTAACGCGTATATACGTTTATAGCTTATATAAGTTTAGGTGCTTTGTTTATTGAATATCCTGTTTATTTTGGGGTCAAGTTGTTGTCGCCTAAGATTTTATAGGTAAACAAAGATAAACAATACTTTATTTGGTAAAGTCATAGGCCTTAGGGTTCAGCGAATTAGCGGCCTAGGTTTAAAAATTCTTTGTTTATTTGCCCTAAAAGCCTAAAATAAGTGTAGCTTTGTGGTGTAATCTGAAAATAAAATCGTATGCCTAAAAAATATAACGCCAAAAAGATGTGTGATGAGCTGATGGGGGCTCCTGAAGAGATACCAACTATAGAACCTAAGCGCTCTAAATGGAGAGACCTGGATGTTAGGAAAGTTGGTAGACCTAAGAACATAAAAGACCCTGAAGAACTCCTGGTGCATTTCAAAAACTATGTGATAGAGGTAGATGAAAACCCCTTTATGAAGCAAGAAGTTTTGAAAGGTGGGCAGGCTGCTGGGAAGATTATAGGGGTGCCAACGATTAGACCTTATACTTGGACTGGACTTGATACCTACCTGTCTAACAAGGGTTTACTGGCGAAATTAGAGGATTATAAGGCCAATTCTAAGGGGAATTACGCAGAATTCTCGGACACCATTGCGTACATAGGTAAACTTATGTATGATCAAAAATTCAGCGGCGCCGCGGTTGGGGCCTTTAATGCTAACATAATAGCCAGTGACTTAGGTCTCGTAGCTAAGAGCCAAATTGATGTCAAAACAGAGCAGCCTCTTTTCGGAGAAGACTAAACGCCAAATAAATGTTCGTATACACTACCGCTATAAAGAAGCTCCGAAAAATGCGGGCGCGCACACGCGTGGTTCCTGGTGGGACCAGTGCCGGAAAAACTTATGGGATATTACCCATACTAATCGATACGGCTACTAAATCACCTGAGCTTGAAATCTCTGTAGTATCTGAGAGTATACCCCACCTACGAAAAGGGGCGCTTAAGGACTTCATTAAAATAATGAAACAGACAGGCCGTTGGATTGACGACCACTACAATAAAACCCTACTCACCTACACCTTTTCAAACGGCTCAGTTATAGAATTCTTCTCGGCCGATCAGGAGGGTAAAGTAAGGGGCCCAAGACGTAACATATTATATGTTAACGAGTGCAACAATGTTTCTTTTGAAACATACCACCAGCTCGCCATAAGAACGGACCTACATATATGGCTTGATTTCAACCCCTCAAACGCTTTCTGGGTACATGAAGAGTTGGAGCCTGATAAGGATATCGAGTGGTTGGCGTTAACCTACAAGGACAATGAGGCCTTAGCCGAATCTATTATAAAAGAGATAGAGAAAGCCAAGGAGAAAGCTAAGACCTCAAGCTATTGGGCTAATTGGTGGAAGGTCTACGGGCTAGGATTATTAGGTAAACTTGAAGGAGTCATATTTAATAATTGGCGCCTAATAGATCAGGTCCCTGAAGAAGCCAGGCTTATAGGCTACGCCATTGACTTTGGATTTACCAACGATCCCACCACGATAATGGCTGCATATACTTGGAATAATAAAGTTATTTGGGATGAGGAGCTATACCAAAAAGGCTTAACGAATGGGGACATAGCCAAAGTGATGAAGGCTAAAGGTATCAAGAAATTCGATTTTGTCGTAGCAGATAGTGCTGAGCCTAAGTCTATAGCCGAGATTAACCGCTACGGGTTTAGAGTACAAGGGGCTATCAAGGGCAAAGACTCTATAAAGTTTGGAATAGATGTCTTACAGGAATCAGATTTCCTCGTAACCAGGAGGAGTACAAATTTGATTAAGGAGCTTAGGACTTATGCCTGGGATACTGATAGAGCGGGCAAAGCTCTTAATATTCCTATCGATGCTTTTAACCATTGTATTGACCCTATGAGGTATTTGGCCACCTTCAAACTGTCTAAGCAAAGACAAAAAAGAAAGCTACGGCGACGAAATTAAAAAATAATTGTATCTTTGTATTGATAATATTATCTAATTTAAAGTTTATTACTTATGGGAATTCTTTTTAATTGCCCTTTGGGAGCTTCGATTCCGGATGTACCAATAGGGACTTGTCCTGAGTCACTAGGGCAAGTGCAGAAAGTTATATTACAGCGTATTTTTTCCACAGGGGCGACAAAGAATGTTATAGCAGACCCTCACGTCCTAGCCAGTTGGTCCACGCTGTTAGCCGCATCAGACGGCACTAAGGTAGTTCAAACCCCCTATATTCAAGCACCGACCACGGAACCTGGCGCGGCGCTTACCTATGGTGGTGGTAATGAAACCCTTGGGGGAGCTGAGATGATTATAGGGCGGGAGCCTACGTCATTCACAGGCAACATATTAAGATCGGGTCAAGAGACCATCACAGCACTCAAGGATTACCAAGGTGAAAACCTGGGGGTATTCCTGGTCGATGAATTTGGGCGCATAGCTTGCTTGGTGGATGACAGAGGTACCCCAACTGAGTATTCCCCTATCCCAATAAGATCCCTCTTTGTTGGGGATAAATCCCTCGGGGGTTTAGAGGCACCGGACATGAATGTTATTAGCTGGAAGTTCAATCCTAATTGGTCTGATAATCTAGTGATTATAGCGCCTACAGATTTTAACGCCTTAACTGACCTAATTACACCTCAAGTCTAAAATTATGAGTGGAAGGATAAAGTCTATCACCCTACAGGTGGGTGATAGATTACAAGATTTTGAAATAAGCCACGCCGAGCGCATCCTAAGAATGCCAAATAATGGCGGTTGGCGATTACCTGAAGATTCTAACTATCAACTCGACGAGCATGGCATTAACATTAGACGAAATAAAGAAGAGGATACAGAGTCCAAATAAATCCCAGGTTATAGCCAAAGCGATCAAGCATGAAAGTCGTTTGAGATTCCACACTGAAAGCGCTATGGATCAAAATGAGATAGTCCAGCCTCTTACAATCTTTCTCGATTGGGTTAAGACCCTTATCCCTCGAGACAAATACAACATCTTTGTTAGCTTGTTCAAACTTCCTAGCCCTATTATCCAGCTATCAGATACTATTTTCAAAGAATTGGAGCGGGTATTTGACGGTCGTAACCCAACTTATAATTACCAATTTACTGACGCAGATTACCGAGATGATTGGGAGAGATATAAGCAGGATAACCTTAAGGAGCCTCAAGTATGGAGGGATAAAGGCTGGAAGGCTGTACGCACGGCCATTAATTCGGTGCTGATTGTTGATTTACCTATTGAACAAACTACAGATGCCCCGGAGCCTTACTTCTATTTTTTGGGGGTTGAGAACGTGTTAGACTATACATATAAAGATGGAGTTATCACTGATATATTTTTCAGACAAAGCAACAACAGGTTGGCTGTTTTTGATGATGAGGAGTATAGAGTGTTTCAGATGAGCGAGGATAACCAGACCATTAAGGCTGAGATATCCAAGCAACCCCACGGGTTAGGATACTGTCCAGCCGATTTCTTTTGGTCTACAGAACTGAGCCAAAAAACACCAGATATAAAGAAATCACCCTTATCTCCTCAATTGGCTAATCTTGATTGGCTTCTGTTCTTCGCGATCAGTAAACGCCATCTAGACTTATATGCCTCTTATCCAATTTACTCAGCCTATGAAGCGTCCTGCGATTTCGAGGATAAGCTTACCGGAGATATTTGCGACGGGGGCTATCTGAGGGATAAAGATGATATGTACAAAATAGAGCGTAATGGGGCTATCCAAGTTTGCCCGGTTTGTTCGAATAAACGTTTAGCCGGGGCTGGGTCAATGATTGAAATCCCTATACCAACTAAGGAGGAACCAGACTTAAAAAACCCCGTACAAATAACCACAATAGACAAAGACAGCTTAGCCTATAATGTCGAAGAGGTTAAGAGACTCACAAATGAGGTATTCACCAGCACAGTTGGCTTGGGTGGAGATGTCCAACAAAAACAAAGCCTTAACGAGTTACAAGTTACAGCAGGATTTGAAAGCCGCGTAGGCGTCTTAAATAATCTTAAAGGTAATCTGGAGAAAGCCAGGAAATTTGCAGATGATACTATTTGCCGATTACGCTATGGTGACAATTTTCTCAAGAGCTCCATCTCAATGGGCACAGAATTCTATATATACACGGTGGTTGACCTATATGCTAATTACAAAAGAGCCAAGGAGAATGGGGCTAGTGAGTCAGAGCTTGACGCCATCAACGATCAGATCCTGGCAACTGAATATCGAAACAACCCCACACAATTAGAGCGCATGTTTATATTAAAGCAGCTTGAACCCTATTCGCACTACTCTCTTAATGAGCTAATGACATTAAAGAACAATGACTTTTTAAATCCAGAGCTACTAATTATTAAAATAAATTTTAATACCTTTGTTGAAAGGTTCGAGCGTGAGAATACCAACGTCATAGAATTTGGCTCTCAATTAGAACTATCAAAGAAAATAAATATAATAATTCAAAAATTTAAAGATTATGGCAGAGAGCAACAAGAGCAACCAAACGGAGATCAATGACCTTCTGGGAGGATCTTCGGCAACAAAAGGGGCTACAACTGAAGCTGCTAAAATTGAAGCGGCTAAAATTGAGGCTGCCCAATCGGGGCGTCCAAAGCCTAAGTATTTACCACCAGTAAAGGAGAGGCACTTGTTCCATGTCGAGTTGGACAAAACTATCTTCGATATTAAGAATGGGAAAAAGCTAAGCAAGGCGTACAATCAAAAATTTACGACCTCAGATTGGAATGCCTTTTTAAAATATGGTAAGGGGTTAGGTTTCACAGTTAAGATCATGTGGGATCCGATTAAATACCGTAGTTAATTTTTATATAAATCTATAATTCGAAGGGAAAAATTATGGCATTAAACGCAGAAGCATTAAAAGCAAATGAAGCCTTAACGGGTTTAACCGATGAACAAATAACGGCAATTGCAACCTTATCTACAAATGACGAGGTCACTGTTATAGGCGCCAAAGTTGGAGAGATTCATGGTGCCTACGACAAGGATGTACTCGAAGTGACGGGTATGGAGAAGAACCAAGGAGAAAAAAGCTACGATTTTGTAAAGAGGGTGTTGGGCTCCTACAAGGATAAAGCCTCAAACTCCGAGGTCTTGACTAAAGAGGTAGTTGGATACAAAACCAAGATAACCAGTCTTGAAACGTCTATAGCTGAGGGTACGGGGGATGAGGTAATTAAGCAACAACTCAAGGATTCAGTGGGTAAACTCACAGCGCTACAAGGTCAATTCGACTCAGATAAGACCAGTTGGGAAACTGAGAAGGGGGAGTTTGCCACTAAGTTATCAGGGATTCAAGTGTCCGCAGTTTTCGATAAAGCAACCGCAGGCCTTAAATTTAAAGCCGGATACCCTGAAGCCATTCAAAAAACACTTATCGACGCGGCGAAGGCTGGCATCCTTGCCACTTCAAAAACTGATTTTATTGAGACGACCGCGGGGAAAGTGATGATTTTCAGAGATGAAAAAGGCGAGATCATGCGCAACCCAAACAATTTACAAGAGCCCTACACCGCGGCAGAACTCATTGCTAAAAATCTAGCTGAGGTATTGGACACAGGTAAAAAAACCACGGGTGCAGGAACTGGAGCCTCTGGTGGTGATTCAGCAGTTATTGAGATTGTTGATATTGCAGGAGCTAAAACTCAAGTCGAAGCTGATAATATAATTGTCAAGTACCTACTCCAACAAGGAGAATTAAAAGGTACTGCGTCATTCTCTGAGAAGCAAAGCAAAATAAGAATAGACAACGGCGTAACTAAGTTGCCTACTCGCTAATTAAAAAAATTATCTAATATCTAAAAATAATTCGTTATGAAAAAATTTATAAAATATTGCTTGCCCTTGATGCTGCTGCTATTGTTTCCTATCTCTGCTTTGTTTGCCCAGGGCGGGGATTTGGAAATCCCAACGGTGCTAACTTCTATCTTTGCAACTTTCGGGGCGCTTGTATTGGCCATCCCTATAGTTAGCCATTTCATATTAAGGGTTCTTGGTAAAACCAAGGCGACGCATAATATAATTGTACAGGTAGTAACCTGGGGGATAGGCATAGGACTCACTATGGTAGGCTGGTTTTTAGGTCTTGGGTTTCTTGTTGAGTTGTCTTTCTGGTGGGCGGTATTATATGGTGCTGGAGCATCACTCGCGGCTAACGGAGTAGCAGATACAAAAATTATACAAGGAATCCTTTTATTATTCCAAAAAAAATAAGTAATTTTGCATTAATTAGAGCGAGTCTTTGAGGTTCGCTTTTTTAACGTGCAAGGGTAACGCGTTATAAGTTTTCATTATTTTCTAATTAAATCCTTAACTTATGTCATTGATTAATACTAGAATCCAAAACGCCAGAGCAAATGGTAATTTGGATAAGTACGAATTACGCCCTTCACGATATGGAGCGCTAAACCTTTTTATGTCCCAAACCGAAGATCCCGCGGGGCTAATCACCGAGGAGTTGAAAGCCAAAGCCGAGAAGTCCATAGGTTCCACTTTGGAAACACCAGTCATCGAATTCGACGCGGGGGTAACTATCGGGGATACCAGGTCAGTTGTTATTGCTGATTCTGAGAATACCTCGGATATGTATCAGATTACTTTTACGACCTACTCGTGGGGGTTCACTTCAGTACCTTCTCTATTTTTGAATAATGAGGTATCCATGCAGAAAGATTTTGAGCGGAAATTTAAAAAGTATCTGTATAAATTCGGTGAGGTCCTAGACGCTGCGGCGGTTGCTGCCTTAGCTTCTGCTAAGACTCAGGTCTTTGCTGATCTTTTAAATTATACCGAAACAGGCTTTGCCGTAATCGCCCCCTGGAAATCGCGTGAAAATGTTATAGGTGATATTAACCCTATGATGGCTGCCAATGATTATTTTAGCGATATTCACGTTTTAGGTAATGCTGGGGTTGAGTCAATAATCAGAAAACTGGCACAAAAGGACCTATACAATGTTGAGAATAAAACGTTAGAATACTCTGACAAAATACTGCATTTCTCAACCCGAGTATCTAATGATGTCGGTGAGTTTGCAAACATGTATGCTGTAAACGGTGGATCTTTGGGGATACTTACCCGATTTGACCGTGAAGCTATTTTGGGGACATCCATGGCCGACGGCACAGAGTGGGGAATAGAAACACTTCCACTACTTAATTTTCCTGTAGGAACTTATTACTATGAGAGCAAAGGCGATTATAGCGCTATAGCTGGAGCAGCTTCGGCGGATATGACCGCTGTAAGAAAGGAGCATTATGGTTTTAGTGTCGATGTAGCTTTTATTACACCTCTTATGGGTGCGGCCGCTACCCCTATTATGAAATTGACCATTAGCTCTGAAGACGTAACTGATGCGATGGATATTCGTATTGTTAACTCTGAAGCAGATCCTGTAAATACTAAAGAAGTAGTTTAATTGTTGTTGATTTTTGATTAATTAAAAAGGGGATAGGTTTTGAGACCCTATCCTCTTTTTTATTTTTAGCTCTAAATTATGTATAGAACCAAAGATATTAAGGAATCATGGTCCAATTTGCTGGGGTGGCGCCAAGCCTCTAACCCCTCCGATTTTATAATCGAAGAAGATTTAACTGTGACTGAGACGGGACAGTACTATCAGGATATACACCCTCTTATAACCCTTGGGAATATAAAAGCAGTAGCCCCAGAATTTGATACCTCTGGAGATAAGAACTGGCTAATAGATATTCCTTTCACTAAAGGTCAAGTGGCTATATGGTACGATAAAACATATATGGCTTTAGAGGACAGCGTGGGCAAAGTGCCCCCATCTTATACCGAGACCTGGCTTGAGTTTGATAGGTTTAGTGACTGGCTGAGACAAAAAACTGAGGCCTCAATCTTGAACGCCGTACGATCTTTTTGGACTACTAAGGTGGCTAATCGAACTGCAAGAGGCATATTAGAGAGTAAGGCTCTATTTAATGGTGTTGGAAGGTTGGCTGACTTAGTCCCTAATGATTCCAATCTAGTCGGATTCGAACTTGATGCTATCCAAAACGAGGGGCTCACAATTAAAATCGACAAGATAGGATTACAATTTGACGGCCCCGGGGTGATTACGTTGTATATTTTCCATTCGAGTAGGAACGATCCTATCAGAACTATCGCCTTAGAGTATAATCGCACCAGTGGAATAGAATGGTTTCCGATACCTGACCTGTATCTCCCGCATACCAGTGCGGAAAATGACGGAGGGGCTTGGTATTTAGTTTACAAGCAAGACGAAATGGAGGGATTTGGGGGGGATATGTTGGCCGTAAATAAAATAAAAAATTGGGAAATGGGACCCTGCGGTTCCTGTGATCGTGCAGAGGTAGCTGCTTGGCGTATATGGTCTAAATATTTAAGTGTGCATCCTTTCAAGTTACCCTCAAATGGGGCTGGAGGCTTATGGGATGTTGACAATATGTTATATACTTATAACACTAACTACGGTCTGAACCTTCAGATTTCGATTGAGTGCGATATTACTGACATGCTTATCAATCAAAGAATAGCTTTTCAAAACATTGTAGGCCTTCAAATGGCCGCGGACATGTTGCGGGAATTTGCCTACAATCCTAATTTTAATATCTCTAGAGTTAATCAGAACCTTGATAAAAGGGAAATACTCTACGAACTTGACGGGGATAGTCAAGGCGATAAAGAGAGTGGCATAGCCTATCAGCTTGAAAAAGCTATGGAGGCTATGAGTTTAGACCTTTCAAGCATGCACAAAATTTGCCTCCCCTGCGGGAAACGTGGGATTAGATACCGAGCCATATGAAAAAATTAGATAGTCTTATTGGTAAGCTGGAGACTTTTGAATCTGAACTTTTTAATATCATAGAAACGGTTATACAAGAAAATGAGGCAGTAATAATCGAGATGAATTCAGAGGATCAGCTTTTCGAAAAAGGCGTCTATCGGGACGGAGTTAAACTAGACGGCTATAGCCCTTTCACCATCGAAATAAAAAGCCAAAAAGGACAACCAACAAACAGAACGACATTAAGAGATACAGGGGCTTTTCACGAATCTTTTTATCTGGAGTTCCAAAAGGATGGTTTTGAGATGAAAGCAAGCGATCCAAAAACTGAAGAGCTAAAAACAGATTGGGGCCCTGAGATTTTAGGACTAACTGATGAGAATCTGAACGATATAATCCAAAACTATGTAGCTCCTAGGGTATTAATCAAACTTAACGAATTAAGATCGATATGAAAATAACTAGACTACTCCGCCATACGAATCCTGAATTTTTCGATAAGATAATAGGCTCTGTCCAGTTATCTATGATGAGTAACTTCGAATGGCTTGACCATATCTTTGGGCAAAGCCAAAAACTCGTTAAGAAAAAAGGAAATAAAGAAGTAACTTATCCTGCTGTGCATGTCGAAAACGGGAAATATGTAAGCGTGTTACCCGATGCCGGACTAGGGAATTTTTGTTTTTTCATATTACACGATCCTGAAATCGTAGATTTTAATCCCCATGAAGCTAATACTGTTAAGGCTAAATACTCTTTAATCTTTTGGGTTAATCTAGATAAGATATACAGTAGTGAGCCTAATCGAAATACTGAAATTTTAAAAGCTTCCGTTTTAAAATTTTTAACCAGGAAGTTATTTTTAAGAGACGGGCGACTAACCGTTGAGAGTATTGAGACTGAGGCTAAGAATGTGTATAAAGGTTATAGTCTTAAGGAGGTAGAAAGCCAGTATCTTATGCAGCCTTATGCGGGTGTTAGAATTAACGGAGAATTAACTTTAATAGAAGGGTGTTAAAAATGGAACTACTAATAAATTTAGGCTATGTAGCCTTACCCGCTGCCTTTATTATCCTTTTAATTACTAAGTTAGGTTGGCGCGAATGGGTGCAGCTTCACGGGCACCGCCTATTATCTGAAATGTTTGGGTGTGTTTTTTGTCTTTCATTCTGGGCCTGCCTTACCGTCTCAATTCTTTTTTGTATTTTTGTAAGTAATGATTACCTGGATTTATATCTCGCTATTTTAGCTACGCCCTTAACACGTGCACTACTATGAAAGAATTACAAATAGGCAAACACCACGTTCTAATTTATGACTCTATTGATGAATTGCCTATTAGGCGCTTTCATAAATTCAATAGATATGTGCTTATTGATTCAGGAATAGGCTCAGACCTAAATGATATTAACGTCCACATAAACAGAATTGCCCAGTATATGACCTCTGATTTAGATAAAGGGCGGATAGAGTTAGAGAATCTTAGACAATCGCTATACCTTATTTCAGAGGAAATTAATCCCAAACATCTTTCTTTCGCGGTATTAGTGCATAGCATAGACGCTAAGCGAGTTTTAGACTTATCCGATGATAATATGGCAAAGGTCATTAATACCTTGGGAGACGTTAAAAAAACCGTATTAGACCGTCTCATTGAGATGGTCAAAAAAAAAATCGAAACGGAATTAAGACAGTATTTCCCCCGGCAATTTGACGACGTTGCAGTAAAAGACTATTTTGATAGACTTAAATCACGAATATTACTGCAACTGGACACCTTGATAAGGGGAAACGATAACCGTAAGAAGATCCAGGAGATAGACGATTTTCTCTTGTCTCTCGCTAACCCTAAAGTTTTTGCAGGCAAGGAAAGCGCTGAGATAAAATACACAAAACAATTTGAAGAGATGTGTCTTTTCTTAAAAAAGGAATTATCTCTTGATGCTGATAACCTAAGTACTTTGCAATTTTATAATGCTTTCGATTTTATAAAGAAAAACTCCAAATCAAATGGCAGATAATCCCATAAAATATTCCGATTTCATACAACCTGATGATAGCATAACCTCTCTAATTGCGCAGCTTACCGCTTTAGATGCTAAGTATTCGGAGATGTTGGGTAAAGTAAAAGCGGACGCTGCTACTGCCGAAGCCTCTCTAAAGAAAGCTTCAGGCGCTACAGAAGAAGGGACAGAGGCTATTAAGAAGGGAGCTACTGAAGCGGAGAAACTTGCAAAAGCAAATGAAGGATTAAATAAATCACGTACTGAGAATGCCAAGCAATTAACAGTATTAAAGGCTAAACAACAGGAGCAGAACAATGTCAATAAGTTAACTGCTAAACTAAATAGTTCTGTAAAGGGGTCGTATGATAAGCTTAGCGCGCAGTATAGTCTCAATAAGATTAAGCTAAATAAGCTGTCAGCAGAGCAACGGTCTGCGGGGAAAGCCGGCAATAAACTGGAGACAGATACAAAAGCGCTATATGAGGAGATGAAACGCTTACAGGAAAACACAGGCAAGACATCATTAAACGTTGGTAATTACGGGGCTGCTTTGGGAGCGGTTCCGGGTCCTGCGGGGGCTGCTGTTCAGGGTACTAAAGCTATGGGTAAGCAATTAATGATATTAGCTGCTAACCCAATTGTAGCAATGTTGGTTCTCATAGTAGCGACAGTTATGCTTTTGGCCAAAGCAATGACGCGTAGCGAAGAAGGTCAGAACCGACTTAATAAGGTTATGACTGTTGCTAGTTCCATATTTGACAATATAATGGATATCTTTACGGCTATGGGTATCGCCCTATTTGATACTCTACCCGCCATATTTAAACGCTTTGGGATAGTGTTCACTAAGACGTTTAAAAAGGTAGAGCTTGGTCTTTTAATAGCTAGAAGACTTTGGAATAAATGGACAGGAGATTCCGAAGAAGCTGACAAACTCACTAAGGCGGTAGAGAAAACGCGCAAGGAATTAGCGGCCTTGAACGTGGAGCAAGCAAAACTTACCGAAGAAATACAAAAAAGTTTCGACGGGGCTATTAAAAAAGTAAGGGCCCTAGGCTCAGAAATAAAGAAAGATATAGCCGCGGCTATTAAGTTAGCCGATGCCGAAGCTAAATTTAATAGAGACGAACGTAAGTATCTTATAGAAAATGCTAAACTAAATACACTTGCAGCTAAAGCCAGGAGAGAGGCCGAAGCCCTTAAATTATTAGATGCCAGGGCGAGTATAGAGGCTATGAAAGCCTCATTTAAAATGGACGAGAAAGTTTTAGCTAATGAGCTCAATTTGGCTAAACAACGCGAAAGTATATTAAAACAAACCTCTGCCTTAGCTGTAGACGATATAGAAGCCAAAAAAGAAATAGCCGAAGCCGAAGCAAAAATCTTTGATTTAGAAACTAGGTTCGAGGAGCTTAGGAGGCAAAGAACAAGGCGCCTAAACATGATTAGAAAAGAGTCTTTGAAACAAGAAAAAGAACGCTCAAAGACCCTCATTAAGATTGGTCAACTAGAACAGGCTGAGGTTATCAGGAAAAATAAAACGATAATCGCCTCTGACGAAAGTGCTCATGACGCTAAACATAAAGCTCTATTACAAAACGCCCAATTATCGGCCCAAGTCCTAAGAGATTCCAGCGCTTTAGAACTCGCAGAACTTAAAGGGCGTAAAGATCTTAAACTTATAAGTGATAAGGATTACAGTCTTCAAAAGAAATTAATAGAGCTAAAACTTAAGGATGATATCCTTAAAATTAGCGAAGGTTTAGCTAAACAACAAGCTAAAATAAATAAAAAGAAAACTGTTGTTGATAAGAAAGAGGCGAAAGCTACCTACGACATACAGCTAAAGGGTATTGACGCACAACGAAGTTTAGCTCTTTCTGAAATCGATTTGCTCAAGACCACAGAAGCCGAAAAGACAAGATTAAGACTCCAGGCGGAAAAAGATAGATTAAAGGCGATTCTCGAATTAAACAAAGCCGGAGGTGCCCAATTATCAAAAACCCAACTTGCCATCATAGCCAATACTATCAAGAAGATAGATAGAGAGATGAAGAGTACCGCGGCCAAAGACTACGACATTTACAGTTTGGCGGGCCTCAATCTTGATGATGAAAAAAAAGAGGCTATCAATGTTAGTACTCAATTCGCCATAGACCAGCTAGGGCAATTCCTTAGTGCTAAAATAGCGGCTGCGGATGCAGCAGTTGCAAACTCAGATAGAGAGGTTGCCGCGGCGCAGAATACTTTAGAGGCAGAAATAGAAGCGCGTAACAATGGCTACGCTTTCAATGTCGTTAGTGCTCAAAAGGAACTCAACTTAGCCAAAAAGAATCAAGCTAAGGCGCTGAAAGAACAGGAAAAGGCTCAAAAAGCTCAGCTTGTCATGGATTCGGTTATGCAAGCCAGTTCGCTAGTCCTAGCCTCTGCAAAGATATGGGGTCAACTTGGTTTTCCTTGGGCTATCCCTGCCCTTGCCGTTATGTGGGGCTCCTTTGCTTTCTCTAAGATTAAGGCCTTCCAAGTTACTAAACAGAAAAAAACCTATGCGGATGGGGGTCTTGAATTTCTTGAGGGCGGCTCTCACGCCTCAGGCAATGATATAGCACTAGGCATTACCTCAGATGGTAAAGACCGACGCGCCGAAGGGGGCGAAGCTATGGCAATCTTTAAAAAAAGTATGACTTCTAAATATAGACACCTCCTCCCAGGTATTGTAGATAGTCTTAACAAAGGTGTATTTGAGAAAAAATATATGGGAGCCTATGAGATGAGTGGTATGCAATTAAATGTTGTGTCCCAGGGTTCGGATTTGACTGGGCTAGAAAGTGACGTCAACGCAATTAAGAGGCAAGGGGAAAGGTCCTTTTTTGTTGATGGTCAGGGGAGGTTAATTGAGACTTATAAAAACCTAAAAATAATATATAATACATAGTATATAATGCAAATTAATTATAGATTCTCAATAAACGGGCAATCCGTTTCGCCTTTATATAAAGACGGACTATCCAAGGAATATGCAATGGAATCTCAACAAAGATTTTACAGGGCATCGCTGTCTGGTAGTCTTACTTTTTTACGTACCGAATTTGATTGGTTAAATAATCAGCCTTTCGATACGGAATTTAGCCTACTGATTGAGATGGAAATTAATGGCTCATGGTCCGACTACTGGTCAGGAAAATTTTATAAAACAGATTGCCAGTGGGATCCCGACAACAGAAAAGTAGTAGTTAAAACAGCGGTTAAAGACGATTACAGCGACGTGCTTACAGGCATGGGTAAAGAGTATAATCTTATTAAATTAGCTCCGGCTTTGACCCCCGTAAGCGTCACAAAGCGCCCTTTGTTACAGGTATATGTCCCTGGGGATAATACGATAAGTTGTTTTTTAAGCGGTACCTACTGGGAACAAGATACCTTATTTTCGGTCGACGAATTAGAAAGCGGGAGCCTGATAAGCGACTATCATTTTGAGAAATCCAGTAGTCTGGGGGAGATTAATATCTCGGGGGATCTAAGTGAGACAGAAGCGCTAGGGAGGTACTCTGGGGGAGGTTTAACCGAATGGACTAACGCTGAGGCAACATATAAAATCAAGGCTATATCTATCGGGGAATTCTTTTTTAGATGGGCTCTAATCCGAATGGCTGATAGCGAGGAAATATACGCATCCATGGATTATCCGAAGCCTGTTCGTGCTGGAGATTTTACAATCAACCCCACCCTGGGTTCCGGCGTTTCGGGTAGTGGGGATTGCCAATACACTATCCGAGAGGTGTTCACCAGGTATATGTTGGATGTTGACACGTTATTCGGGGTTAATACCTATGGGATACCCTCAGAAGATATCACAGCAAATAACAGAAATTATAGGAGAGTGATAGGCCACGCACATGACCAATATACCACCACAAGTGCTGCCCAGATTGAACCTACCGAATTCGGGCGCAACGATGATGGCCTGTACTTTAAACCACCTCCCGGAGATAAATACTACCCTATAGCCCGAAGCACTTGGGGCCTTTCGTCTATATGGTTCAATTTCTCTACCCATGACGCAAATGTAGAAATTGCTGGCCGAAAAGCTTATATCTTAAAAGATGCCATAATGTTATCCGCTGCTATCAAAGTGTTGTTGGCAGAGATTGCCCCTGGAATAAGCCACGAAGGGACGGCTGAATACAGCGAGTTCTTATATGGGGTTACAAATCCCATAACTCTTGACCCAGCCTTTAGGGTAATGCTTACTCAGAAATCTAATGTTTTAGCCGGAGAGTATGACCGCCCAGCGCAAAAAGCCCCTATCACCTTAACTGGGGTGACTAACATGCTCAAGAATGTTATGCGATGCTATTGGTACATAGAGGATAATAAATTTAAAATAGAACATTTACACTGGTTTAAAAATGGAGGGAGTTATTCCTGGAGCCCTCAATACAGCGTCGACTTAACCACTCTGACAGACCCAAAAAATAAAAAACTTTGGGGACTTGGAACTTCTCCATACACTTATGGTAAATTAGATATGGAGGAACGTATAGAGTTTTCCTGGATGGACGATGTAACCGATGGTTTTGGGGGACAACCTATAGAAATAACATCTAATTTCGTGCAAAAAGGTAAGATTGAGACAATCAACGCCGGAGTATTTACTTCAGATGTGGATTATATGCTCGCGAACCCAGGCAGTATAACTTCCGACGGGTTCGCCTTATTTGGTGCTGAATATGTTTCTGGAGAATATAAGCTACCTTTTGTCCATCTCTCTATCGATGAAGCCAATTTAGTTTTGCAAAATGGTTTTATGAGCTGGGTTTATTTACAGCCTAAATTTTGGGTCTACGATTTACCAAGCACTGAGGCCCTTATAAATGGAGGGCCTGTGGTCGTGGAAGGGGTTCAGCGTAAGAAAAAACAAACTATAAAATTCCCTAGTATATTAGACCTAGACCCTGTTAAGCTTATAAAAACTAATATAGGAGACGGTGAAATCCAAAAAATATCCGTAAATTTGTCGAGTAGAATGAATACTATAAATTTGAAATATGACACCGAATAACCCTCTATCTATCCTACCTTTTTACGGTCAACTTTCAAGACAAAATCATAGAAAGGACTATGCTTTCGGCGAAGTTTTTCCGCTGCTAACCCCCTATAGGAAGATATTACCTTTTCAGATTATTCGAAATACCAGAGCTAATCAAATCACTAGTGTAGAATTAAAGCACGTAGATGACACTCTTGTAGCTGACATCGTTGACCCTATGAAAACTTCGGGTTTAATTGTCAATAGATTCCAATCAGAGGGTTATGATATTATACAATATCAGGGGATTTTACCTATGGTCATAGATGTTACCGAGGGTCCCTACTACTTAAAAATGTTTGATGGCGTAGAATATTTCTATAGTGAAGTCTTTAACGTGGTTCGGAATTTGGACAACTATTTAAAACTGGAGTATTGGGACAACGAAAAGTTAATCCTCGACTGGGGGCGAATAGATTATTCTGGGAGTTTTAAATTCAATCTCTATCTAGATACTCAACTTGGACGACCGGAATACATTTTCGAGGAAGAAGTCCAGAAAAGGGATGGCTTCAAATATATAGAAAAACAAATAAGTGAGAAGACTTTTAAATTTAATTTTGTTGCCCCTGAATACTTACTTGATGCTATGCGTCTCATTCGCATGTCTGATAATATTGTGATAACCAATAAGGGGGAGGTATATGAAGCTGACAGTTTTTTAATGACTCCTAAATGGAGAGCGGGAGGCTATCTAGCTTCTGTAGAATGTGAATTCCAATGTGATACAGTGATAAAGAAAATAGGTCGAGGTATTGCTCCTACAGAGCTAGGGGATTTTTATATCGATTATAATGATGACTTTAATATAACTTAGATATGGCAAATTGGACAGATTTAAAAACCGCTATAGCCGCGGTGATAAAGACAAACGGATTAGAGGAAATAACCGGGCAACTACTACAAAATGCCCTTAACTCTATAATTGATAATGTGGGTGAAAATGCAACTTTTAAAGGTGTGGCCACTCCCACAACAGCCCCAGGTACTCCCGACGGAGTGTTATTTTATATAGCCTCAGAAGCGGGGGTGTATGCTAACTTTGATGGCTATCTACACGATGGGAGTAGGATGGCAGTACTCACATATAGAAACGGCTGGCAGATAAACCAAGTAGGCGTTGCCACTTCGGTATTACCTACAGCAAATATTTTTAATAAGGACACTATAATAGACGGGTTTTATCTATCTGGGGGTATCCCCGTAGCAAATCCCGATTTTTTTATTAGTGGATATATGGAGGTTACGCCTTCCACTTTATACTCAAATAATAACACCAATCAAGTCGAATGGTATGACGCTAATAAGGACTATATAAGCAGTGTTAATGCCGTTACAAGTTTCACAACTTCAGCGGATGCAGTATTTGTAAGGGTATCCTCCCAAACCACGGGAGTAGATCCTGAGGCCCTTATGGTAGTGGCAGGAGCTAGTACCTTAGCAGAATATATACCTTTTGCGTATACACCCATAAGAGATATTATGTTTAAAGATGGAGCTATTAATCAAGAGCAAACCTCTTTTCTATCAAAGACTATTAACTTATTTGATAAAAGGACAATAGTAGACGAGTTCTACTTGTCTGGGGGGGTATTAACTCCGAATGCTGCTTTTTTTACTAGCGCTTATATGAAAGTAAAGCCTAATAAGCTGCACAGTAACAATAATACAAACCAAGTTGAGTTTTATAATATCGCAAAAGGATACATAACAGCCTTAAATGGGGTGACTAGCTTCACTACACCATCTAATGCGGCGTTTATACGGGTAGCTTCTCAGACTTCAGCCGTAGCACCTTACGAGGTGATGATAGTTGAAGGGGCAAGCCTACCAGAATCTTACAAGCCTTATTCATACGATCATGACAGAGAATTAAATACAGAATTCAAGTACGCCGGTTTAAAATGGACTTCTCTTGGAACGAGCATAACGGAGGCAAACGGATACCAACCAAACATAGTTGGGGCCACTGATTTGGTTCATACTATCAGGGGCATCGGTTCAAGTACTTTTGCCCAGATAGCTGAAATAGCCTGGGTAGATGGTAGCGGGTTATTATTGTCAAGACCACCAGCCGCACCGCCGGCGGGAACTGAAGGCGTTGACTATTTTGAAATATTTACTTCGATGAGTAATGATGAAAGAATAGGTACTATTCCACTTGATACAGAACTTTTAACAGTTGAGGGTGGGACGAATGATTACGCAAACGACATCCCTCTAGGAGTTGCGGGGGTACTGACAAACACAACCTTCAAAGGTTCCGTTTCAATGGCTATTGAAAAGATATTGGCCTTGATGCCAACAGTAAGAATCTTGATGATTACACCCCCGGGTTATTCGACATTTGCCATAAACGGTGCGGGCCTAAAGATGGGTGATTACGCTGAGGCTATGGTTGAAGTTGCTAAATATTACGGAATGCCTTATATATCTATATTCGGTAATTGCGGATGGAACCCAATCAACCATACCTATTTTCTTTCTGATGGTACCCACCCATTCAAGCCTGGGTATCTAGTAATATCCAATTTAATATTAGGCAAGTTGTTTGAAATTAAGCCAATATATAAAAGTGAATTGTAAAAATAATAGCCCCAATTTATGATATTCTTAAGGATATAGGGACACTATAATAAATTTGATTATTTGATTTTTTAGAGTACCTTTATACTAAGGTTTGGCGACCATGCCCGCGGGCTCTTTTTTTTAGCTAAACCTAGCCAAAACCTTTTTTCATAGTTGTTTGATTTAATAGCCAAGCCTTAAAAAGCTTGGCTATTTTATGTCGCCTAACCTTTTAGATTTGAACCTTTTCCCAATATTGGGAACACAACTAAATATAGGAGGTTATTATGGAAAATAATTATGGAAGAGACATTGATACCACTAGCTTGTTATTGGCTCGTGGATTTGGTGGTTATGGCGGCTTTGGCGGCTATGGCGGCGGTGGAGGCTACGGCGGCGGCGGTGGAATGTATACTGGGAACAGTGTATTGGCTGCTGAAGCGCATGCGAATGGGACTGCAACTAAGGAGGCCCTTAATTGTAGTTCTACTAGGTTTAGCGATGGGCTAAACACGCTATTGAGTTCTTTCGAGAACCAAACTCGAAATTCTCAAATAGAGGCTGTATTAAAACAAATAACCGACCAAGAATTTAGAAGCAATGATCGTCAGCGCGATATCGAGGCTTTATCGATTGGCAATGCAAAAGACGAGGCCAAGTGTTGTTGTGAGGCCAAATTGTTGGCTCAAAAGAATGCTTGTGATACTCAGAAGCTTGTTAGTGCAGAAGCTAATAAGACTCGTGAATTGATTCTTGAGGTTGAAGGCCGTAGTAATATCAGATTACTTGATGCGGCTAATGCCAAGATAACTCAATTAGAGACTATCAACGCGTTAAGCCACAAGCATCACGGTTGAAGTGATCCGGACGTGCCGATGCCTGGCAAAGTAACTATGTGTCATAAGCCTGGAACGCCTGCGGAAAAAACAATTTTCGTACCGCCTAGTGCTGTGCCCGGTCACCTGGGACATGGCGACACAATTGGGGCATGCCCGATAATCATCAAGGAACCCGTAAAGCCAAGGAGAAAAAAAAACAGAGGCTAAAAAGAAGTAATTCTAATTTAAAAGGGAGAAGGAATAGACTTTCTCCCTTTTTTCTAAACACCCCTATTATGAGCAATCCAAAAAGAAATAACCAAGAGGTCATATGTAATTGTGACGCAGAATTCAAATCCGGGCCCTGCCCCATACACCAAAAGGACGTCGTTATCAATCGAGATGCTATTGTAACTGATGAAAACCTGGTAAAAGAGCATTATAGACGCTGGGAAGGGCTTGTCTTTACATGTCCAAAATGTAGCGAAGACTCTATAATGGACTTTAGCGGTTATTGCGGAGCCTGTGGTGCCAAAATTTTGATCCAATCGAAGATTTTAACTGATGTGATAAACAAATCCGCAGGCCAATAGGTTAAAGCTCAAAAATAAATGAGCTTTTTTTTGTATCTTTGTGGTACAAGTTATTTGTTTAACTCTTAAAAGTTTTTTATTCATGGAAAATTATCTTAAATACCGTTGCCCGGAAGAACCTGACGAACTTGATGACGACCCCACACCAAAGGTCCCACCTGTGGACTAATCTATTAGGAGGATTTACGGCTATTTTAGGAATAGTCGTATTCTCAATTGTTTATTACTTCGCCAAACTCGGGATAAATCTCGATGGTTTGTATTGGTTATCTACTTGTTTCTTGTTCTCCTCCTATTCGGGCTTGTTATTTATGGAGAAAAGAAAAGAATTAGTGAGCGTTTTATACATGCTGTCTTTCGTCTTCTTTTTCTGTTGCTTTACCTTTTCGTTATTGGATTGGCTATTTCTAGACAAATTAAGAATGAGCAAAGTGTATGTAGCTTTAATCATAGTTGCGATATTAACATTATTAACCTTTGCTTACAAATGGATTATCTACTACTTTTATCGACCGAAGTCCCCCAAATAATGCTTTCGAACATAACAACTTTAAGCGCTTCTGCGGGCTTAGTCGTCTCTGTTTTTACAGCCTGGGCTTTTATGACTCGAAGTATGAATCGTAGGATTGACGCTAAGGTTGACGAACGATTAATATCCGCCCAACTTGAAACAATAAAAGAAAAATTTAAAAACATCGATACCCAAATAGACTCAGATAAGAAAGTCTTAGCTGGCCAAGTATCCGCCGTTTTCGACCAAATTATAGATCTCATAGAGGAGAAATTTAAAACCGTAAACGAAAAATTCAATACCGTTGACCGTCAAATAGACTCAAATAAGACCCTGGTGGCTAGTCAGATGTCTAATCTCATAGAACAATTTTCGCAACTTCGGAAAGATATTAAGGAGGACATAAGAAGTCTTAGTAAATAGAAAATTATAAATAAAACACTTTTTTATGGGGATTCTAAACACAATTTTTGGGGGGGCCGCAAAAGATCTGGTTGATTCAGTTGGGGGTATTCTCGATAACACCTTCACAAATGACGCTAAGAAGATGGCTGCTAAAGAGAAATTAACTTCTGTTATAATGGGGGCCTTTGATAAACTCCAGACTTTACAAGCGGCTATAATCTCAAAAGAAGCTACCGGAAACTGGTTGCAAAGATCTTGGAGGCCACTTGTAATGTTAGCATTCGCCTTTGTAGTTGTATACGCTTTTTTCATTCAGCCAGCATTTTTACCGAACTCAATTAGCGTAAGGGACGAATTGCCTGAAGAGTTCTGGGGGCTGCTTAAAATCGGCATAGGGGGTTATGTGGTTGGCCGTTCAGTTGAGAAGATTGCAAACACAGTAACCCGAAATATTGATCTTCCCTTTCTAAAAAAGAAAGATAGGAAAGAAAGATAGGAAAGACAGTATGTAAATACTAATAAACAAAAATAAACAAAGGTTGTTTATCTCAAATCATTTGAGCGCCAGCCGATTAGAAGCGAATAAACAAAATAAACAATAATATACCAAAACCTTTAATTAGTAAATATATAATACTAATATAGGGTTAATATATAGGTTATAGTAGTCTAGGGGATCTTTGTTTACTTTGTTTATTTCAAAAGCTTTGTGATCTAATAAGCTGATTGCCAGACAAATACAGGTATACAAAGACTAAAAAGCTTTGTAGGCCTTCCTTATTGGCAGTTAATCCCCTAACCTATAACTGCTTAGCCTACCCCCTAAAAATATTTTAAAAATTTCTGCAATATTTATTTTTATTTCGGTTATAAATACCTAATTTTACAGAGAAATCAACAGACCCAAACAATCATGGACGACCCTCAAATCTCAGAAATGCCTAAGTATTGTTTCATTTGTGGTGTAGAATTGTACCCTTCACAGGTAGTACTTTTACAGTGTTGTAATCCGGATTGTCAGATATTATACCTCCCCTATGAGGGGGTAAATGGGATAATATCTTTAGAGAGGGTTTAAAAATAAACTATTTTTGTACTGAAATCAAATTTTAGAAATATGAAATATATCAACTTAAACGCTATAATCGCGAAAGGTCATTTATCGGTACTAGAAGTAGCAAAGCACTTATTCCCCAAGGCCAAATACCCAAAGATGGCTTTGAGTAGAATACTAACTGGTGAGGCGCTATTAGATGCTAGCCAAATTAGTAAACTATCTATGCTTTATGGGGTTGACATTTCCGAGCTGTTCGAATCTACGAACACTTGGGAACACAAAAACCAAGGGATTATCCACCGTTTCATTAACGGTGATTTTTTGGCGGAGTTTAGCTTTGGCACTGGTCGGGTAAAAGTATACCACAAAGATTCTATTTTCCACGATGAATTAATATTTGCTAATGCTCTCACCATAGCCGAATTTGTGGCTAAACTAGACACAATTATTGAAACTTTTGAAAAGTAATATTAATCAATTTAACAATCAACAACTATGAGTAACATTAAACTAAACATCGATTTTAGGGATGAGAATCAGGTTAAGGCAATGGCCGCTTTCTTTAACACCCTTTCAGGTCTACCTGTTAGTGGGCTAACCGAAATAAAACCCCTTGATGAAAGAGTGTCTCCGGTAATAGCTCAAGCGGCTAATTTGATAGTAGCCGCCAACCAATCCGGTGAGCAGAAATCTGATGCTGATCTTTCTTTCGGGGAATTAAAGGCTAAATACCCAGGTATTAAAGCGAAGTCTAAATTAGCTTTTTTAGCTAAACTTGAAGAGCTAGAAGATGGTGCTGAACAAGCCTCAGCATCGCCTATAACCCAGGCCAAAGAGGAAGCTACTGAGGAAGCTACTGAAAAAATAGACTTAACAGAAATTCGTAAGTTTATTTCCTCTAAACTTGTAAATCGGGATAATGGACCAAAGCTTAAAGCAAAACTCCTGGAGCTAGGCGCTGAGAATGCTACGCAACTAGAGCCCTCTAAATACTCGATCTTTGTTGAGTTCATGAACACCCTTTCTTAATGCCAGCCGTAAAACATGAAAACCGAGAGCACGCTTTACTGAGTGCCTCAGGGGCGGATAGGTGGCTCAATTGCACACCCAGCCCACGACTGGAAGACGCAGTACCAGAAACTGGAGACTCTGATTTTGCGAAGGAAGGAACATTGGCCCATGAATTTGGGGACCTAAACCTACAGCTATTATCACCCTTTACCCAAAAAAGCCAAAAAGGATTAATAGTAAACGAGCTAATAAAGCTTAGAAAACATGAGCTCTATACCGACGAGATGGAGGAGCATGTTAAAAAGTATACCGACTTCGTTATGGGGGGGTTCAATACCGCCAACCGATCTAAGGGGGATGCGGTTCTTTTGATTGAGGAGAAACTAGATTTAACACATTTAATCCCGGGGGGCTTCGGGACTGGTGACACTATCCTAATATCTGACGGCACTCTGTGGGCTCTTGATTTTAAGTATGGTAAGGGGATAAAAGTAGATGCCGCCGATAATCCACAACTTAAGATATACGCATTAGGAGCTCTAAGGTCTTACGAAATGTTGTACGACATAACCAAGATTAAATTGGTTATCGTACAGCCTCGACTGGACCACGTTTCTACTTGGGGGATATCCGTGAAAGATCTGGAGCATTGGGCAGAAGAGGAAGTTAAGCCGAAAGCAGCTTTAGCTTATGCTGGAAAAGGCGAACAACACGCAGGAAGCTGGTGCAAATGGTGTAAGGTTAAAGCTCAATGTCGGGCGTTAGCTGAGGACAATTTAAGATTGGCGCAGTACGAATTCGCTAAGCCTATGCTTCTTGAAGATCATGAAATCATAGATATTTATAAGCAAATACCAAGTTTAACCGATTGGGCTAAATCAGTCAATGCCCACGTATTAGCTGAGGCTATAGGTGGTAAAAAATGGGATGGTTATAAACTGGTAGTGGGTCGAGCCAATAGGAAATGGGCTGACGAGGAGAAAGTTATAGAGTCCATTAGGTTAAAGACCGACCTTTTACCAAGTCAATATTATAATGCTAAGTTAAAGGGCATTGGGGATATGGAAAAGGCTTTAGGTAAAACCAAATTCTTAAGGGTACTAGGTCCCTACGTAATTAAGCCTGTGGGAGCGCCGACTATAGCTCTGGAGACAGACAAAAGACCGGAGATAGATTTGAACTCAGCCGAAGACGATTTCGGAATTGATACCTCAGATGGCCTACTTTAAACTTTTTTTAATATTAACGTTAAATTATTTTTTATTCTTGTTTTAAAATATTAATTTAGCAGTGTACTAAAATCAATACTCACAATTAAATTCAGAATTATGCAGGATCAAACAACTAAGGTGGTAACAGAGAAAGTTAGATTTTCATATTGCCACATACATACCCCCAAGGCAATAGATGAGAATTCGGAGCCTAAATATAGCGTTTCCATCCTTATCAGAAAGAAGGATGTGAAAACACTTAAGAAGATTAATGCGGCTATCGAGGTAGCTGTGGTTGATTTTAAAACTAAAAACGGGGGTAAAATCCCCAAGAATTTCAAACTGCCTCTCAGAGATGGGGATGATGAGCGTGAAGACGACGAGAACTATGAGGGGTGCTATTTTATAAGTGCCAGTTCCAAAAATCGTCCTGGAATATTAGATGAGAATGGGCAGAGGATCATTAACTCTGAAGATTTCTACAGTGGTTGTTACGGACGTGCAGCCCTTAACTTTTATTCGTTCAATGTATCAGGTAATAAAGGCGTCGCTTGTGGTCTCAACAATCTTCAGAAATTAGAAGACGGCGAGAATCTTGGAGGATGTGGAGCTTCTGCAGAGCAAGATTTTGGTTATGATGAGGATGACGATCTAATGTAAACACCAGTAAATTATTATTTTTAAGATTGCGGCTTTTAGGTCGCAATCTTAACCTAAAAATGACCTGTAGCGTGTACTCGCTTCCAATCGGTGGGTAGGGTATTGTAAGGGGTTAAAATCCCCGAAGCGGATTTCTAGGCCCGTGAGCTTAGGCAAAGCAGATACACTATGAGGGTTCGAATCCCTTGCAGGTCACCTGGGGCGATGCGAATTGGTTAGCGCTAAAAGTTTAAACGGCTTCTAGTTTCGGGGTTCGATCCCCCGTCTCCCCGCTAAAAATCAACAATTATGGAATCTCAGGCCTATAATACCCCCCAAGATTTACATCTTGATATTGAAACTTATAGCTCAGTCAGCCTTAAAGATGCTGGGGTTTATAAGTATATCGAGTCGATAGATTTTGAGATATTAATGGTAGCTTATGCTTTCGGAGATGATCCCGTCCAAATAGTTGATTTAGCCCAAGGCGAAATTTTACCGAAAGCCCTTGTCAGAGCTATTAAAAATCCCAAAATAAGAAAGCATGCCCACAATGCAACTTTTGAGCGCCTAGCCTTCAGGGCTTACAAGACGGATACCCCAGCGTCTGTTTGGTATTGTTCTATGGTTAAATCAGGATACTGCGGATACCCTCTGTCTTTGAGAGGCGTGTCTGAGGCTATGGGGCTAGGGGGCAAGGGTAAGGACACCGCAGGAGATGCTCTTATACGTTTCTTTTCATGTCCCGTTAAGCCTACTAAGAAAAACGGACAAAGGACCCGTAACTTCTATTATCATGATCCTGATAAATGGGAACAATTCAAACAATATTGCAAGCAAGATGTTACGGCGGAGCGCAACGTTTTGAAACGACTAAGATATTACACTATCCCGGCTTTTGAGCGAGAGATGTATATTCTCGACCAGAAAATTAACGATAAGGGGATTCTGATAGATCTTAATTTTGTTAAACAAGCTATTCGCTTGGACGATATAAGTTCTGTTGGTATATCTGAACAGATGAAGAGTATAACAGGACTAGATAATCCTAACAGTGCCGCCCGGCTCAAAAACTGGTTAGGTCTCAGAATGGGTAGAATTATAAAATCCCTCGCTAAAGATATTATTCCAGAGCTTATTGAGGAAACTGAGGACGGCACTGTTAAGGATGTTTTAAGACTTAGAACCAAGGCATCTAAGACCTCTATTAAAAAATACCATAAAATGGTATCCTGTGTTTGCGATGATGCCCGAGCGCACGGGCTATTACAGTTCTATGGGGCTAGTCGGACCGGTCGCTGGGCTGGTCGCTTAGTACAGCTTCAAAATCTTCCCCAAAACCACATAGACGACCTTGAGGGCGCGAAAGCTGCCGTATCCTCAGGTAATTTTGATTTGGTTGCAATGCTCTACGATGACATTTCAGCAATACTATCACAATTGATACGCACGGCGTTTATAGCTAAAGAGGGATACACCTTTGTTGTAGCAGATTTCAGCGCTATTGAGGCCAGGGTGATTGCGTGGCTTGCCGGTGAACAATGGCGGCTAAAAGTATTCAATACCCACGGAAAAATATATGAAACCTCGGCATCTATGATGTTTAAGGTCCCTATGGATCAAATTACTAAAGGGTCTGATTTTAGGAATAGAGGAAAAGTTGCTGAGCTCGCGCTCGGATACCAAGGAGCCTCGGGAGCATTAACCTCAATGATTGACCAAGAGAATGCCAAAGCCAAAAGAAAAAATAAAGACAGTAAAGACATTATCCTTTCAGAAACTGAAAAGCAAGATATAGTAACTCGTTGGAGGGCTAAATCCCCCGCCATTGTAAACCTTTGGAAGAGTGTGGAGACCAGCGCTAAACGGGCTTTACGATCAGGAGGTCCTATAATAGATAAGCATAAAGGTTTAGTATTTAATATGGAGAAGGGCGCGCTTACGGTAGTATTACCGTCAGGTAGGAAACTTTTTTACCAAAGACCACGATTCGGTATTAATAAATTTGGCAAAGAAAACCTCCAGTATTTAGGCATGAATCAAGAGACCCATAAATGGGGCCATATAGATACTTATGGGGGGAAGCTTACAGAGAATATTGTGCAAGCGATAGCGCGGGACCTGTTAGCCTATTCTATGCAAAAACTAGACCAGGAGGGTTTTGATATTGTAATGCATGTCCATGATGAAGCTATCTGTGAGGTCCCCCTTGATGATGCCCAAAACGCTCTTAATATAATGTGCCAAATTATGGGCAAATCTGTAGATTGGGCCCGGGATTTGCCCCTCACAGCCGATGGTTATATAACCCCATTCTATAAAAAGGATTAAAACATAAAACGCTATGGAAAAAATTTACATATCTGGAAAAATCACAGGATTAACCTTGACTGAGGCTAGCTCAAATTTCAAACAGGCTGAGGTGGTAGTAAGTAAGCTTTACCCTGAAGCTGAAATAATCAATCCACTTACAGCTACAAACCTAAGTAAATATAAAACTTGGGAGGAGTATATGGTTGAGGATCTGGCACTAGTCCGGAGTTGCTCAACTATTTGCTTACTCGAAAACCATAATTATTCTAAAGGAGCTACTCTAGAACTCGCAGAGGCGCGTCGATGTAACCTAAACATTAAATTTTTACGAGTATTAAAAAGATTAATTCCTAAAAAACCATAATATGATATATGATGGCTCTTTAAATTTAGCTCTCGGTATGGGAGCTGGATCCAAGCTTTGGAAAAATAAAACCTTTAATTGGTCTGATTTAGTTACGCGACTACAGGATGGGCGTAAAACTAATGAGACTTACAAAGAGTTTATGGCCGCGTCTAAAGAGGATCAAGCTAAAATAAAAGATGTGGGCGGATATGTTGGTGGGTATCTCCGTAATGGACGGCGTAAGCTCGGGAATATAGCTAATAAACAGCTAATAACTTTAGATATCGACTTTGCGCATATTGATTTTTGGGGGGATTTCACGCTACAATTTGGTAATGCAGCATTTATACATGGGACCCACAAGCACCACGCGTCAAACCCTCGCTATCGGCTAGTTATGCCCTTATCGAGAGAAGTATCGCCAGATGAATATGTGGCGATAGCTCGACGTATTGCCGGATTATTAGGTATAGATTTATTCGACGGGACTACTTTTGAAATTAATAGACTAATGTTTTGGCCCTCTACACCTAAAGACGTCGAATACTATAGTGAATTTCAGGACGGTCCCTGGCTTGATGCTGACGAAATTCTTGATTCTTATGTTGACTGGAAGGATTCGAGTCTTTGGCCTACCGCTTCAAAAGATTTTCAGAAAATAAAAGATGCGTCAATAAAACAGGAAGACCCAGAAACTAAAAGAGGGGTTATTGGTGCCTTTTGTCGGACTTATTCTATTAGTGAGGCTATCGAATTATTCTTATCTGATGCTTACTCCCCAACGATAGAGGACCGATACACATACGTTAAAGGTTCAACAGCTTCAGGGCTTATCATCTATGACGATAAATATGCTTATTCGCATCACGGGACAGACCCCTGCGGGGGCAAACTTTGTAATGCTTTCGACCTAACTAGGATTCACATGTTTGGTCATTTGGATGAAACTATCCAGACCAACGGAGCTAAATCTAAGAGCTTCCGGGCTATGGAGGATTTCGCCCGCAGCGAGGAGAAGGTACGAAAGACAATAGCCTCTGAAACCTTAACGGCTGCCAAATATGATTTTGCGGTCCCCCTGGAGACGGACCCAGATACGGAAAGTTTAGATCCTTTAGAGGAGGATACCGATTGGGCGGCTGAGATGGAAGTAGACAGAGGGGGTAAATTTTTGGCTTCGGCTTCGAATCTAAATATCATATTCGCAAATGACCCAAGGTTAAAAGGGTTATTCAAACAAAATAAATTTGATGGGAAGCAATATATATTTGGGAATCTACCTTGGCGAAAAGTAAAAGGCTCGGAGCCTGTTAGGGATGTAGATTATTCAGGAGTTAGGAATTACATAGAAAGTGTCTATGGCATTTCAGGGAGCCTTAAGATAGGAGACTCCTTAGCGCTTGAGTTTGAAAAGCAGTCTTTCCACCCAGTAACTGATTATCTAAAAGGGCTCACTTGGGATGGGCTTAAACGGGTAGATACTTTGCTTATCGAATATTTCGGCGTTGAAGACACAATTTATACGCGGGAGGCTGTTAGAAAAATGCTGGTCGGAGCAGTCGCCCGGGTGTTCAATCCAGGCGTAAAATTCGATTTAGTACTTACTTTAGTGGGGGCTCAAGGAACTGGGAAAAGTACTTTTCTCAAAAAACTAGGAAAATCTTGGTTCTCAGACACGTTTATGACCGTCCACGGTAAAGAAGCTTTGGAGCAAATACAAGGTTCCTGGATTATAGAGATGGCTGAGCTCGCAGGCTTGCGTAAAGCTGAAGTTGAGCCTATAAAACATTTTATCTCTAAGCAAGAAGATATTTTTAGACCAGCTTACGCCCACACCTCAGAAACCTACCCTAGGCAGTGCATATTTGTTGCTACTACTAATATTGACAATTTTTTGCGGGATCCTTCAGGGAATAGACGGTTTTTACCCGTGGATATTCGACCAAAAGCGATTAAGAAAGATTTATTTTCGTTGGATTTTGATGCGGAGATAGATCAAATCTGGGCAGAGGTGGTGGTATTATTCAAGGCTAAAGAAAAACTTTTCTTAAGTCCGGATGCCGAAAGACTAGCTAAGGATGAGCAAATAAACCACTCTGAGAATGACGAAAGACGCGGACTAATAGAACAATATTTAGATAGATTATTACCCAAAAATTGGACCGATATGGAGCTTTATGACCGTCGCACATTCTTAGTCTGCAAAGAAACTAAGGGCAAAATAAAGAGGGAACAAACTTGTATCGCTGAAATATGGTGCGAGTGTCTTGGAAAAGAAAAAGCGGACATGAGCCGATACAATACCCGCGAAATAAATGATATTATGCGGGGACTATATGACTGGGTACCTGGCAAAAGCCCCCGAAATTTCACCTTATATGGAAAGCAAAAGTACTATTCACGTAAATTAATGTAAGTTATGAAAAAGTTAGACGTGGTAATTTTTGAAGGTAAAACCTTTTCAGAAATACCTAAGGCAGACAACCCAGCCTTTCAACCTAATACGGAATGTATTTTAATCTGTAAGCAGACCCGACACAAAGCCCGATACAAAATCCCTTACAGGAATATGGGGCGCTACGTAGTGCTTCAGATAGATTCTGTAGCTCACCCAAAAGAAGAGGAGGCTGTTAGCCAGTTAGGCTTATTCTGGGATTTCAATGACGCGCTAGCCTTTGCTAGGATTAAGGCAAAAGACGAAGTGGTACACCTAGTCCAAGTACACAAGATGTGTATAAGCTCCCTATCTCCGGAGTTATTCGCGAATTGGGAGAGCATCTCAAAAATGCTTAGATTTAACAGAGGCTTATCTAAACATGAGAGTTGAATCAGAAAAAACACTGGAAAAAAGACTATCCCGAGAGATTAAAAAACTCGGAGGATGGTCTATAAAAATGTTGTCTACACATATCAGGGGTTTACCGGATAGGCTTTGCCTACTGCCTGGGGGCATCTTGTTCTTTGCAGAGATAAAGACTACTAAGAAAGAGCCCTCACCTATCCAAAGGCTAATACACCGCAAACTTAGGAAATTAGGTTTCCGCGTAGAAGTGATTGATACAAGCGCACAAATAGCATCTATACTTAAGGACTATGACTGCTAAAAAATTAAGGTTATACTGCGATAACACTGGGGGGTTTAAAGGCCTGACCCGAGGCGGGTATTACCTTGAGGTGGACAAAAACAGCAATCTATACTTCCTAGAGAATGATCTGGGGGTCACTCAAGGTTATCCTAAAAACCTTTTTTTGTTCGCGGAGTCTAATATGCATGACTACCAAAGCACAGCAAAATACCATATCATAGAAAATCTTTTTTCAGGGCTATTTCTTGATATGGGGCTGGGGAAGACTGTGGCTACGCTAACAGCAGTCAAGATATTGTTAGAAGACCTAGATATCCTTAAAACCCTTGTTATCGCACCTAAACGTGTGGCAGAGACCGTCTGGTCTACAGAATGTAAGAAGTGGGAACACTTAAAAGATCTCAGGATATCAAAGATAATAGGCACTGAGCGACAACGCCGTGCAGCATTGGCTGAGAAGGCGGATATATACCTGATAAGTCGCGATAATATAGCGTGGCTTATCGGACTATATGGCGGGTCTATGCTTCCTTTCGATATGCTCGTGGTCGATGAAAGTTCAAGCTTTAAAAATCCGAAATCTCAAAGATTTAAAGCCCTTAAAAGAGTACAGCCCTCATTTAAAAGGGTCGTCCTGCTTACCGGAACACCGGCGCCCAACGGACTGATCGATTTGTGGAGCCAAATATATCTATTGGATAGAGGGGAAAGACTTGGTAAAACTATCACTTCCTATCGCGATAACTATTTTAATCCTGGTCAAAGAAATGGCCATATAGTATATAATTATCGGCTACAAAAAGACGGGGAGTCAAGGATACACGCGAGAATAAGCGATATCTGTATGAGCATGAAAGCTAAAGACTATCTAGATCTACCAGAGACAATTTATAACGATGTGGCGATTCGATTCCCTGAAAAATTACAAAAACAATATGATGATTTTGAGCGTGAACAGGTTTTAGAACTATTCGAAGATCAAAAAGAAGGGGCGTCTATAAACGCCGTAAATTCAGCAGCTCTATCCAACAAGCTTTTACAGTTTGCAAATGGGGCGATATATGACGAGGATAAGAATTATCACGTTGTTCATGACCTTAAAATCGAAGCCGTTGAGGAGCTATTAGAAAATGCAAATGGTCAGCCTGTTCTATTGGCTTGGACCTATCGCTCAGATATGTATAGACTTAAAAAAAAGCTTACCAAGTATGATCCCAGGGAGTTAAAGACCGAACAAGATATATTAGATTGGAACGCGGGTAAAATTAGGCTTTTAATGATGCACCCAGCTAGTGGGGGCCACGGCTTGAATCTCCAATACGGGGGGCATATTATAATTTGGTTCGGCCAAACCTGGAGCCTCGAATTATATTTGCAACTCTGTAAACGCCTGGATAGGCAAGGGCAAACGGTGCCAGTAATAATCAACAGGCTGATAGCCCACAAGACTATGGATATAGATGTCATAAGCTCCCAAAAATCTAAGGACCAAACGCAGGAGGGTCTTATGCGGGCCATTAAATCGAGAATCAACAAATATCTGAAGCTATGAAAGAAGTTAAAAATAAGATAAAAGGGATATGCACGGCTTGTCGGTGTCTGAGCCCGAGCTATGGGAACGGTCGATTTTGCTGCAAGCATAGACGGCGCTATCAAAAAGAGAACAATCCTATTGCCTATACTTACGATATGCTGAAACAAAATGCCAAAACAAGAAACAAAGTTTTCACTCTTACTTTGGAACAATTCAAAAAATTTTGTACTGATACCAACTATATAGAGCTTAAAGGCAAGACTGGGGGGTCGGCTTCTATTGATCGAAAAGATCCTAATAAAGGTTATGAGTTTGGCAATTTACAAGTTCTTACTCTGTCAGCCAATACCTCTAAACGCTGGGAGGATGCGAAACAGATAGTCCCTGAGGAATTACCTTTTTAAAAATAAATTTACCTTTTATTTTTAAAATTATTTTTATGTCCTCTTAAAATTCCTTATCTTTGTTAATATATAAAGGGTTTTAAGTCACACTTTAAAAAAAAACCAAGATGGGAAAAGCATACTTACGAGGGCATAAAATTGAATTTATTAATAATGGGTGGGTATACTCAGATAATAAACAACCAACCGCAGAAACACACAAGTTAAGAGCCTGTGGAAAATGTGGTAAAAAAGAAACAAAAGAAGGACATGATGCATGTTTAGGGACTTTGAAAGGGTTAATGAATGCATGTTGTGGGCACGGGAAAAACAAGCCTTATGTTCAATTTTTGGACGGACACATAATTGATGGTAACAATGCAAAAATAATAATTGGGATTTTAAAGCTTTGTTTATAGCGGATCGGAGGTATGAGTAGACCGCACTTAAGACTACTTATTTTGCAAACAAAGCCTGATGTCGGTTTACTTATTACCGCATGTTATTGGTTTTAGAAATTAAAATTTTGGGAGGGATTTTTATGATAGTATTAATTACGCACGAGGAAAGCCAGATAGTAATGGAGGCTTTTTTAAATGCAGGGCATGATGCCTACAGTTGTGATTTATTACCGACAAGCGGAAAGTATCCTGAAAGACATTTACAAATGGATTGCTTTAAAGCTATTGAAAAAATAAAACCTGACTTTTTAGGGATGCACCCAGAATGCACCTTTTTAACAAACACTAGAAATAAGTACTATAAGCCTGAGTATGCCGAAAGGTTTCCTACTCAACACATGGACAGAACAGAAGCGGTTGCCCATTTTTTTAAGTGCGCCATGGCTTTGGAAAAAGTAGGCAAAGGGTATATCGAAAACCCAATCGGAATTATGAGCCGACTTTACAGAAAGCCTAATCAAATAATACAGCCTTTCCAGTTTGGGCATACCGAAAGAAAAAGCACTTGCCTATGGCTTGCAGGATTACCAAAATTAAAACCTACTGATATTGTTGAGCCTGATATAATTGTGCATAAAAGCGGAAGGACTACCAGTAAATTACATTTTGAAACGCTTAAATTACCAAAGGAAGAAAGAAGAAAGGCACGTTCAAAAACATTTACAGGAATAGCAGAGGCAATGGCAGCCCAATGGTTTTGAAAAAACCAAAGTGCGTGGGCAATTTTAATTTTATTGCCTATAACGTAGATGCAATATGAAGCGGTTGCAAATATAAGACGCTTCAAGTTTAGTAAACAGTAACATAGCAACTGATTTATATTGCGTGTTACCAACTTTTAAAAATTATGAAACTAAAATTAATTAGAACGACATTAGTAGCAATAGCAATAATTGCATTAAGCTACGGATTTACAGAAGGAATGGAATGGCACAGGTTAGCAAGTTGTATATTAGGTGGATTGTGTATCGGAACGGCAATGAAGATATAATTTTTTATTGTCGGTAACGTAGCCGTGTATGTTGTGTAGCGACCAAGACAGCTATAACTATCGAATATTATTAAACTTTAAAAAATATATTATGGAATTAAATTCTGAATTAGACAGATTACGAAAATATGCTCCCATCGAAACCGAGCTAAAAAGAGCTAAAAAAATACACCCTAACTTTCCGGAGGATAGGTTTAAGCAATTAGCTATAATGAACGAAGAGTCAGGCGAAGTTACAAAGGCGGTGCTTGATAACCACTTCGGGGGTGGAAGCTTAAAAGACATTAAGCTTGAGTTAATACAAACAGCAGCAATGTGCATGCGAATGCTGGAATCGATGTAGTAACACTTAAAATATCAAATTATGAAACTTTTAAATTTTCTCAAAAAACGTAAAGTTAAAAGCCCAGTAAAATCGAAAAACGGAATAGACTTTTTTGTCCCGGATGACTTCCCAGGGAATCATTTTTTAGCGCCTAACCAATCGGTTCGAATATATTCAGGCCTAGAAATTGAAATACCAAAGGGTTATGCTTTATTCCCCGTCACTGTTATCAATGACCGGGAAGAGGATAACTTTAAAATCGATGTCTATGGCACTACTAAGGGTCCAAGTGCAGGATTTCACATACGTGTAACTAATATAGGTGACCAATTAGCCTTGATAAGACCTGGACAGCTTATTTTTAGAGCGCTGTTTATTCCTATATTTGATATGGAACCCTCACTTTTAGGATCCTAAAATAAATTTTCATTTTTTATAAGATTTATTTTTTATATTGGTTTAATGTCGTAATTTAGTGGTGTACTAAAACACCTACAAAATGGGAAACCTAAATGTTGATAACGTGTATATGCTAGGTAGCTATCATACCGACCTTAAATTCCGTTCGGGATTTATAACCGATAGCAAGCGGATAATACCTACAACGATGCTAAACCGTAAACTCATTAGGGTTATCGGTAATATGGAGACTATCTGTAAAGATAAAAATCTCGTAACCCGCGAGGAGTTTAAGACTATCTGCAAAGGCCCCCGTTTGCTTTCTCCTATGGCGGTAGACTTCCTAACTTGTTGGGCCCTCGAGGGTGTAGCCCTGGACGATAGCCGCCTAGAATTAATGCAATTTTATTCAAGACCTCTAAAATCGTATTTGGGTGAATGGGTAGAGGGGACTGAGGAGGAAGTTATAAGAGACCACTGTTGTTATAGCCTTGATGAGGTTAAAGCCCGGGCTACTTCCGAATTAGAGGGTTTCCAATTCCACCAGTTAGGACCAGATCATTATCTTTGGATAGGTGCCTAAAAAATCGTTTTAGTGTTTTTATTTATTGTTAGCTGTTCGTTTTGAGGGGGTGGCAAAGTAACTTAAAATTTAGAAATAATGGATAAAATGATGGACGTAATGTATTTCGGTTATGAGTATGAAGACGATAGCCGACAATTTGAAATAGATTTCAAAAAAGAGATTAAAGAGAAGTTTGATAATGTTGACTTAAGAAACGCTTATGACAGCATAAAAGGTTATAGGCAAGAAGTATGTTTGGATAAAGACCAAAAAGACAATTATCAAACTTGGTTGATTGGTAAAGGTTGGGTTGGAATGTCAATGATTATGCAGTTGATGATGCTGGATAAAGATTTAAATGGTGAATTTGAGCGTATGATTGACTCGGCCAAACTACAATATCCAGAAGCATTTAAAAAGGGCGCGTAGGCAAATGAGAAGTTTATATACGTATTCTCAAAACTACTTAGGTAGGCTGATGAAAGCGCAGAATTTTAAGCAGGAAAAGGAAATAATGTACTTTAAAGAAAACATTAAAGACACATTTGAAGACGAGCTTGCAGATACAGTTATACGCATACTTGACTTATGTGGTGCGCGCGGGATAGACCTTGAAAAACATATATACCTTAAATTGAAATACAAGGCTACTCGCGAACGGATGCACGGCAAGAACTACTAAAAAAACTTTGTTGCTAACAAGAAAATAAAGCTATGAGACTAAAAAAGAGAATTTGCGAAATACTGGAGGGGTCATATCTAGACCCTATGCTCCTGAAATTAGGGTCAGTATTAAAACTTAGTTGGAGACAACCGGTAATAGTTACCCAAGTCAAAGGTGCTTCAGTTTGGACAGTGGGCTGGGATGGGCGACAAGAGCTCCACAAAATAGAGGATGTTAGGGACCATAACCTGGGGCAGCCTATTGGGCTAAATCACATCCTGGAGGCTCTTCGTATAGGTAAAGCCAAAGTAGACATATTACAGACGCACAGTATAGGGCTAAGCTTTAATTTCTGGGCACTGGAAGATGTAGCTTATTGGGATTTGTCCAAAGATTTAGACGGACAAAACTCCAAAATGTTGAAATTGCTAAACTTAGCTTTAAAATAAATTTTAATTTTCTATAAGATTTATTTTTTATATCAGTTTAATGTCGTAATTTAGTAGTGAGTTAGGATACCAATTAAAAGGGCTTTACCCGATGAAAAATTACACTACCAGTTTCGAAATTGCTGAAAGATTAGGCAAAGACAACGCCGAAATCAGGGATAGGGTGTTGATGTTTTGTAAGCTTAACGACGTCCCTCATTTTAGGGATCTTATAGGCGAAGGTATAGACTGGAATAAGCCTTGCATCGTAGATACGGTCCAGATTGTAGATTACCCGGATATTGAGGGCGCTATCCTTAAAATTCCTACAGTTACTTTATTCAATTATACTATTAGCCCTTTTAATTTGATATGAAAATACAGCAACCCGGAACGCCCCCCACACTGAAATAAATGTGGGGATTTCATGGTACAAATAAACACTTAAAATTATGAAACCTATTATTTTTGAAGGAACGGATATCGTTTTTGGATTAGGCCAAGAAGAGTATATCCCCCTACCAGGGTATAAAGCTCCTGATGGAACGTTTACCACTTGTATGGAGTTGGATGAGGAGGAACTTGCCCAAATAAATCAGACTAAAAGGTTATGGCTTTCTGTTTTGACTTTCGGTAATGATCTACAACCTATTAGGTTGTCTACCCTTAAACCTGAAGAGTTTGGGCTGGATGTAACCCCGGCGACGCCGAGTATTATGGAGTTAATGCGATTGATAGAGGGCGCTGAGGTATCTAGTTCAGACCCTTTCAAACTCTTGAGACGGTTATCTAATCGGACGCAATCCAAGGGCTTCGGGATTGAATCTTTTTCGGAAATGCTCCTTTTATTACTGGGCGCATTTAAGGCCGAGCATCCTAAAATGGGCGTCGAGGATCTGATAGCTCAAGCCTACAAATCTTTAAAATCGTAAAGTTATGAAAAAATGCGACGAAATAGATATTGCAATCCCTAAGGATCTGAAGCCTAAGAACGGAATCACCAATGGACTAATAAGAGGTAAGGGTTGGCAACTGGTCCGCAAGGACCCTAAAATCCGAAGGAATGACCCTTGTACCTGTGGCAGCGGCAAGAAGGCTAAAAAATGCTGTTATTCACCCTACCGATGACTGGTGAAGTAGTACTTGGGGTCCTATTTATATTTATAATAGGTGTGTGGTTAGCCTTACTAACTCCTTCCCGTGGGCGCAAGTACCTTACTCGGACTAAATCGCAGAAAGGGTATAATGATAGAAGGGTTGAAACTATCGATTTGGCCAAAGCTGATGAGCTTCGGAAGCGCATTGAGTCACACAATCACAGGTTACTCAGCCAGCAATTAATTGACGGCCTTGAGCTGTTAAAGGCTGTTAAGCGACTGAGAGCTGCTAAACGACTGAGATTGAGAGCTATTAAGCGACTGAGAGCTGCTAAACGACTGAAAGGTATCCCTGGTGGGCCCCAACTCTGCGCAGGGCATCTTTGGTCTGTTGGATCAACAGAAGGACAAACTTCTATACGTTGCACTATTTGTGGCGAATTACATGTATATAAAACCCTAAACCATGAATAAACTTATAGAAGTTATAGAACAACTTTACGCCCTTGGCATTCTCTGGCTTGGTCTAATGGTCTTCGTCTTTGGTTTTATGCTATTGGGATTCGGACTTATTCTGGGGATTGCCCAATTAAAGATTTTTGTTAATAAGGGGGTTATGCCCTGGTACCACAAAATTAAGGCCTACTATGTGACCCACTATTTTCTCCCTATGACTAAGAGCAGATTACGCAGGGAGATTGAAAAGCTAGATGCTGAATCGTATAAGATTATGGACTCGGAAAGGGTTCAGACCGATAAGCTTATGAAATCAGAGGCTAATATGGCTAAGATGCAACGACTAAGAAACCGATTAAAACGATAAGGCTATGGAACTAGTTAAAGTGTTTTACGACCTGGAGACAACTGGAGTTAATGTTAATAAGCATAGCATTCACCAGATAGCTGGATGTGTAGAGTTAAATGGTGAGGTGCTTAAGGCTTTCGATCTTAAAGTCCGGCCACACGATCGGGCGCAGATAGAACCCAAGGCCCTTAAAAAGAGCAACGTGACCGAGGAGCAAATTAAGGCCTACCCGCCAAGGGATCAGATTTTTAATGAGTTTCTTAGTATCCTTAATCCCTACATAGACCCCTTCGATAAGAAGAGTAAAGCCTATTTGGTAGGCTACAATAACGCGGCTTTTGCTAACGAGTTTCTAAGGGCCTTTTTCGATCAAATGGGCAACCCTTACTTTGGTGCATGGTTCTATGCCTCGGCGTTAGATGTCCGTGTCCTGGCGACCCAGTATCTCATCAACAGGCGCCCAAATATGTTGGACTTCAAACTCAGAACAGTAGCGACGGAATTAGGCCTGGAGGTGGATGAGTCCAAATTACACGATGCTGCCTATGATATCGAATTGACCAGGGCTGTGTATCGAATTGTAACCGAAATAGATTTTGAACTTTAAATATTTATATTATGGCACACAGACCCAAGTACTTTAAATTACATGAATTAGTATCAAGGCAGGTCCTGGCTAAGTATGGGGCGACAGCTTGGCAATTTTTTGATCCCCGTCTTTTAATAATCCTTGACTGGCTCCGGGAAAAGCTGGGGAAGCGCATCACCGTCAATAATTGGAGATGGGGTGGCCAATTCTCCCAGCGAGGTCTGCGATGCAATATGGACCCTATCGTACTCTCCAAAACAGAAAAAGGAGTCATCTATTGTTCTCCCCACCCAAATGGGCAAGCAGCAGACTTTGACGTAGAAGACATGACCGCATTTGAGGTTAGGTGGTGGCTTATTGAACACCAATACGAACTACCCTATCCGATTCGTCTGGAGGAAGGCGTTAATTGGGTCCATCTCGATGTAAGGGATACTGGTAAACCTATTTATATTTTCCTACCTTAAAGTTCAAGCTATGAAAAAAAAAGCAGCAGATTATCAAAATGAAAGTAGTGAGATTCCAGGTCAAGAAATTTTTGAGGACATGGAAGAGCCTGAGTTGTATTGTGGGTTTTGTGGCGAATTAAAGCCAAAAACGGAATTATGGCTGTCGTGGCGAAACGCAAGTTTTTTTCAAAGATATCCGAGGGCGGTATGTAAAGATGAAAAAAATTGCCATTTTATATCCCCCCAACTTAAAGCTATTTAAACCCTAATATTAAAGCCGTGAAAGACTTAGTAAAATTACTTCGGGAGTTTAATAGTTTGAACGAGGCGAGCAGCCATGTAGTTTTAAAGA